GAGTGGTTCAGTAGCTTTCAAGAGAGCAATAAATACTATTAGTAATCCTGATGAATTCGATGTGAACTTGGTGGCGATGCCAGGTGTAATACATGGTTTACACTCAACAGTAACAAACCACGCAATATCAAAAGTAGAAGCTAGAGCAGATGCCTTCTTAATATTAGACGCAACTGGTCGTGATGATACAATCGATACGGTCAAAACAAGAATAAAAGCATTAGATACTAATTACGCAGCTACATATTACCCTTGGGTTTATATTGAGGATGGAAATACCGCTACACAGATAGCAGTTCCACCATCAGTAGTATTACCAGGCGTAATAGCTTTTAATGACCAAGTAGCTTTTGAGTGGTTTGCACCAGCTGGTTTAAATCGTGGTGGATTAACACAAGTCACAAAAGCACAAAAGAAACTGACCCACGCAGAAAGAGATGACCTCTATGAAAATAGAATTAATCCAATAGCTTCATTCCCTGGTCAGAACATCGTTGTGTTTGGACAAAAGACATTACAATCTAAACCATCAGCATTGGATAGAATCAACATTAGAAGATTATTAATCTCATTACGTAAGTTTATAGCTTCTACCTCAAGATTCTTGGTGTTCGAACAAAATAGTAACGCTACGAGACAAAGATTCTTAAATGTGGTAAATCCATTTTTAGAGTCAGTTCAACAGAATAGTGGTCTATCAGCATTTAGAGTTGTTATGGATGATACAAATAACACACCTGATGTTGTTGATAGAAATCAGTTAGTAGGTCAGATATTCATTCAACCTACAAGAACTGCTGAATTCATAGTGTTAGATTTTGTTGTTCAACCAACAGGTGCAGCATTTCCAGAGTAATCAGACACTTAAATAAACAAGTAAAGAACCCCACTAACGTGGGGTTTTTTATGCTATAAAATATAAAAATTTGTTTGTGTGATATTTATTTATGAGTTGAAAAAAGATTTATTTAAGGAGATTGTAAATGGCTACATTGGCACCTGACCAAATCATGTTTACACCTTTTGAACCTAAAACTAAAAATAGGTTCATTATGTATATTGAAGGGATTCCAGCATATCTTATTAGAGCTATGAACAGGCCTTCAATTGAATTTGAAGAAATAGTATTAGACCATATTAATGTAAAAAGATATGTAAAAGGTAAAGCAGCATGGCAACCTATCGAAATCACTTTATACGACCCAGTTGTCCCAAGTGCAGCACAAGCTGTATTAGAGTGGATTAGATTAGGACATGAATCTGTTACAGGCCGTGACGGATATTCAGATTTTTATAAAAAGGATGTTACTTTTAATCTTTTAGGGCCAGTAGGTGATGTTGTTGAAGAATGGGTTCTAAAAGGAACATACATTCAAAGTGCAAACTTTGGTGATATGGATTACTCTGTTAGTGAACCAGCAGAGATAAGTTTAACATTACAATACGATTACGCAATCTTACAATTCTAATAGGAGAATAAAATGACTGAATGGATAGCAGCAAATTGGGAATATGTTTTAATAGTAATTTACGCATTAGAAAAAATAGTAAAACTTACCCCAACTAAATACGATGATATATTATTTGATATGCTTCTCAAACCAATCAAAGAGAAATTTACACCATCAAAATAAAATAGTTTTTCAGAATATAAGGTTATAATTATAATTGGTTGTAAAATTATTTCATAGGAGTCAATATGGCAAATTACGAGTTCCCAACCGAGACAGTTGACCTGCCTTCAAAGGGACACTTTTATTTTCAAGGACATCCTCTATCTAGTGGTAAAGTAGAATTAAAATACATGACTGCTAAGGAAGAGGATATATTAACATCACAAAATCTAATACAACAAGGCACTGTAATTGATGTATTATTAGAATCACTTATTGTTGATAAATCAATCAAGGTAGAGGATTTATTAGTCGGTGATAAAAATGCATTAATGGTCGCTGCACGAGTTTTAGGATATGGTGCTGATTATGAGTTCGAATATGATGGAGAGAAACACACTGCTGACTTGAGTAAATTAGAACCGTTAGATATAGATTTTTCAAAGTGTCCTAAAGGTTCCAATGAATTTGAATTTGAATTACCTACAGTAAAGAAGACAATTAAATTTAAATTATTGACAGGTAAAGATGAAAAGATTATCGATAGTGAATTACAGGCACTAAAAAAAATAAATTCTAACATATCAAAAACACTAACGACTAGATTAAAACATATGATTATTTCAGTTGATGGTGAAACTAATAAATCAGAAATTGTTAAATTTATTGATAATCAA